TCCAGTCATCGGTGCTACTGTACAAGAGGAAGGATCTTTTTCTATCGAGGGCAAGCGTTTGATCACAGCGACTAATGTTATGACAGGTGTCGTTGAGATTGATTATGACGAAGAGGAAAAGGAAGTGTCCTTAAAGGGTAGTGAGGGTGAGGCAACCACTGTCTCATTAGACCCCGAAGCCTTCCCCCCTTGGATTGAGAAGTTCAAACAAGCTACCAAAGTAGGTGAGATTTCTGCCTCTATCTTATATGATACGCTTAACACTAATAAGCAGTATGTTTCACAAGATGATAGTCGTAGGCCAGAACTCGCAATGATCTTGATCGAAGACGGAAAAGCGATTGCTTGTGATGGGTATATGCTTAATATGTCCCGACACGATGATCTTCAAGGAATGAATGTGAAGATCCATTATAAAGATATCGCACCATTAATGAAGTTCCTCAAATCATACGAGGGGAATGTCATTGAGGTTCTTAGTGGTGGACAAGCGACATTCTTCAAGGCAGAGGATGGTGCAGTGTTTGCTGTAATGGACTTACCATACACTTACCCCCCGATCACACAGCAATATGCAGATGCGTTTAACTGGACACCTCGTAGGGTTTGGATGTTGTCTAAGGAAAACTTTATGAACGGACTTACATTCTTATCTGCCTTTGCAGATAAGACCAACTATAGAGTTTCATTCAAAGACCCAGAAGATGAAGCATTGTTGCCACCAAGTCTTGAGATGAAATCGTCTAACAGTAAGACGCTCTCATACAATCTCGAAGTCCCACCGTTCGAGGACGCAGAGAAGCCATTAGAAGAGATCACTGACCTCTCTAACTTGATGTATGCGACTCGCCTTAAAGAAAAGGGAGAGGGTGATGACATCTCCAATTTCGATTTCAACTATCTTTCGATTAAAAAAGCAGTAGAAATCTATAATGATAACATCGTCTTTGGATGTACTCGTGAGGGCAATAAGGGTTATATGCTCTTTAAGTCGGATCAAGACTCAGGAGTTCAGACTGTTTCTATTATAGGTTGGATGCTTTAATGTGATGAATGACCTTGCTTCTCGATTTTACAGATTAAAAACTCTTAAGGAGTCGTGCGAAAAACGCATGGACGCTCTCGAAAATGAGATCGCTTTCCTTGAGCTTGATAAAGATAAAAAGACGGAAGCAGGTGTCATTCTCGACACTCTCGCTCAAGATGAAGTAGAGCGTGGGGTATCAACCTACATATCCCTCTTAGAAGAAGGATTAAAAGCGATCTTCCCCGAACAAGAAGTTGGCCTAACAGCCGAAATCTCAAAGGTTAGGGGAAAGGTCGCTGTCAATCTCAAGACCACATTTAAGGGTCAAGATGGTCTTGAGATTGAGGGTGATGGGTTAGATGCTTTTGGTGGAGCAGTCACCACGATCCAAAGCCTCTTGTTAAGGATTTCTCTTATTCTTAAGAGGAATCTAAGACCTGTCCTCATTCTTGATGAGACATTCCCTGCTGTGGATGAAAATCGGGTAGAGATTTTAGTCGATTTTCTAAAAATCCTATGTCAACGATTGGGTATGGATATCTTGTGTATTACACATGATCCGACCATCTCAGATAACTGTGATATAGGCTATAAGATCACACCAAGTAAGAATGGTGCAACCTTAAAGAGAATAAAGTAATGAAGAAACAAGGTGCAGTTAGACATAAACTCAAGCAAGTTAAACATAGACTGCTTCAGAAAGCCATTCGTAATGGTCTGTCGAAGAAGCCTAGCAACTGTTCTCATTCTGGACAAGTCAAAGGAACTGCTAACGACCCCCTTTTTTATGTCTGTCTACTAGATACAGATAAACCTAAAGAGTGGGACGGTGTAATATGCGATCCCTCTGTTCCAAACACCTGTCCGTTTTTTAAACCCGAAAAAACTGAGCAAGAAATCAAAGAAGAGTTTGAGCTTGAATTTGATTCACTCATCAATGAGGGAGACATGGGTAGTATAGCAAGCAAGTATCCCGATGTAGCCGCTCTGTTATGGGTACTTGCAGATAGTACAGAAGACTCACAGGATGATAATGATGATTGAAATAGTAGAACTAAAAGTGAAGGACAAAACACCCTTATTCTTAGAGGTAGATGTACCACCGAAATGTATGCCCTTATTAGTAGGAGATCCTAAAGGAGAAACCTTACTTAAATGGGTAGAGAAACCATCTAATAGAGAGTCGGTACTCACATGGGGCGTAGAAGCCTCTGTAAAGCAAGTTATAGAGGCTATGCTAGGGATTGCACTAGATCGTAGTGAAAAAGAGCAATGGGGCATAAAACAAGGCTCATTCTCCGATGCTGAACAAAGGTTGAATGAGCTAGGTATAGATGAGGTGATTACCACAAATAATGTGGTTCACCCTAAAGACCCATCTATGTTGGGAACTGTCATTGTAGCTGGAGGGAAATGCTTCCCAGTCATCCACAATGCAAGTCGAGGACTCTGTGTCTTAGACAAGGATTAGGTTTTAGGCTAATCTTGATCTAAAAGCATTTCCGTCTTCAAGAGATTCCTCAATTTCACCATAGTTATCTTCATACCAATCAAGGTGTCCAGGTTCTTCTACTGTATCACCCTTAGACTTCTTGAAGTACGCAAGAACGATAGGCATAATAATCTCAAGTAATGGGATAGAAGCAAGACCCCACCATGCAGGATTTCCTGTTAACTTAACCATTGTTGCAGGAAGAACATAATGCTCAATAGACTCTACGATAGCAACAGCTATTCCCATGAGAACAACTTTGAATAAACGCTTAGGCCATTTTTTATACCAAATCTCTTCGGCATGAGGGTCCCATCCATGTTTTTTAATGATGTGGTAAGCGTGTTTGATGATCTCAATAGGGTTGATGACATTAAGAGCTTGTTTCAATGCTCTCTCCACAACCTTTTTGTCATGCTCTTGAGCCGCTTCTTGAATGATACGCTTTTTTACACTAGGCGGTACAGGTAGTCTGTTTGAGTCGCCCCACGCATAACCCTCATAATACTCTATAGATTTGCCTTTAGGGGGATTCATTTCGGTAAAGTATCCACCACGACTCTGTGATCTTTCAAAATTACGCTGAGTAGCACCCTCTTCAAACTCTTCAAAGTCTGCGTCAACTTCTGCTTCCATAAGAGATTCGGCATATTCAGGAGCTATCGCTTCGATAACATCGTCCATCAAGTCATCTATAGGCATTTTGAAAATGTTAAGATGCCTACGATACTTATCAAGTGGCTCTGCAACATACTTAAGGAATAGACTTTTTAGAGAGTCTGTCATTCCAGCTTGGTATTCCATCGCCGCAACTTTCAGTTCAAGACCTGCGATCCTCTCCATTGTTGCCTGACGATCCATTGAAGCCTGTCGGTAAGAGCGTTTCGCCCTACGATAACTGTTATCATGTCTCATTTTTTCCCCTCTCAGAGATTCTATTAAAGATATGTAAAGGAGTTAATAAAAGATCTACAAATAATCTCTCTTAACTTCTTTAAGTGCCTTTGTATACTTTCTACGATCATGCTTTTTAAGAACAGATAACCACTGTTGGGCACTGTCGAATAAGAAATCATTAGCTTCAGAAGGCTTCCGATCATTAGAGTTGAGAAGGTCGATAGCCTCTCTAGGAGAGTAGCCCAACTCAATCAAGTCAGAAACTGCATTTGAGAGGTCATTTAATCTAGGATCAAACTCAATGTCTCTAAGACTGTGTTCAACAAAGAAATCGTATTCAGTATTGAACTGATTTGGTGTACCCGTTATGCCTTTCAAGTGCTGTTCGTAGTGAACTAGTTCATGTTCAACCACAGCCTTAACTGTCTTTTTATTTCTGATGGACTTGTTTGAGAGGTTAATGCTCATTACTCCAGTTACTAAATCAACTCTAGCTATCGAGTCTGTGCCTCTAAATCCTTTAACGAACTGTATCTTCAAACCCCCTGTCAGATGCTCGTTTTCTAAGTCCTCAAAACCCTCAATGAGATCTAGGTATTCCTCCCAATTTTTCTTTGCTATTTTCTTAAACTTGTTCCATGCCATTTTGAGCTTTCTCACACCAGACTCACCCCAAACATCTTCTCTATCTATAGTGTGTGACCACTGTGTTATAGCTGGCATCATATAACCGAACTCATGCTTCAAGGTACTCCATTCCTCATCAAGCCACTCTCGCACATACCTACCACCTCTCCTAGCTTTAGCATGGTCTTTATTCTTTAAAGCATCTTCAAAAGTCTTAAATGCTGGAAACTGAGTGTATGGTAAAGCCATACTTGCGTCTTTAAGAGTTAATCCTTTTGAGAATAGTCTTGTAGATAGTTCTTTAGCCCTCTCAATGCGAACCATTATTTCTTTTAATGCTTGATCGGCAAGACTTAGATTAGGTCTAAGCCTACTCGCTTCTAATAGCCGAACTCTTCTCTCTAACTGTTCAATTTTATATCTCATCTGCAAACTCCTGTGGATTGTATAATGAATATATACAATAAAGGATATACAAGGGAGATCATAAAAGATTTAGCTAAAGTCCCTCGCCCTTCTAAGGTTAGCTATGATCACTTATAAGCAAACTATTACATGAACTCGTCAGGATCGGTGCTATTAGGATTAGGTTCTTCTTTAGCTTTTGGTTTACTAGGCGGACTTGGTTTGCCCCCTTTTTTCTCTAGGGCTGTTGTAGCTATTTGAGTGTACTTATCCAAAGACGCTTGCCCTAAGATATATCCGATTTGAATGAAGCCACTTGTCACAATCATGGTGACGAGAACCATAAACGCATAATGTTCGATTTTAGTTTGATATTCCCAGATCACATAGAACATAAGGATTTTCCACCCAATGTCTGCAATGAGGTAGGCTAAGAATTTCTTGCTCTTGAGGGGGAGTTTTTCAAAGTGTGTTGGGTCTTGTGACTTCTCTGTATCCATGTGAGGTTACTCCATTTGACTTAGGGTTAATGAGATCATTTAAGATCACTTATAAATGATTTATTGATTTACTCTAAGTTTAGTGCGTTGGTTAGATGATGTATTAACAGTCTTAGGGAGATGGTTATTACCCATGTTGACTCTAGGAGTCATCGCCTTTTGAAACTTATCTTCAACAATTTGAGGGTAATCTTTCGGCTTGGTGCTGAAAGCATAAATCTCTTGTAGTCGGTATTGTTCTTCTTCTGTCATCAAAGGCAAGATAGCTAAAAAGTCATCTCTCGCTTTTTGATTATCGTTCGATAAGAACTCTAAGATCAAGTAAGCAGGTAAGACTGGCTTATTGGTCAAGTCATCTTCGATACCCTTTAAGGTGTTCTGTCCATCGGGTCTAATCCAAAAGTTTTCCATAACAATATCCTCTCTTTTAAGTGAGGGTTGTATAAAGAAACTATTAAAGGAGGTGTCTTGTGAAACGAAAGACAGTAATGAACATTACGAACAGTATGCTGGATTGTAAATGTAAGGGTAACGGATACATATTTCTCAAAGAAGGGGGCATATTAAGGTGTCCTACCCATTTTGCCTGTGCCTCTAGCGAAGAGTATCGCTTAGAGATGCTAAGGCTTGAGTATCAAAACTTGAGGGGGTTCGTTTTAGAGATACCCCACATGAACTCAAGTTTTATTGATCTTAGTTTGCCCACGACAGCTAAGGGTGTCGATGAGCATATCGAGGCAAACTATGAGGTGGACTCAGCCGAGTCATGGTTGAGAGCTATTCAACACTATGTGCGTGAATACCTTCTCAACTACAAGGTTAGAGAGGGTACGATTAAAGTGACACCATCATGTTGATTATAAACTATTGAGAACCACAATGAAAAAAAAGCTCCTAGATGGCATAGATGCCTCTTTTGATTATTTCGTAAGGCAACACCTCAACTCGTACCCTAAAGTCTCTCTAAGCACTAATAAAGACTCTCAAATAAGATCCTTTGTTAAACAAGTGATTGAGAAGAAGAGATCAGAGGGTGGGCAGTATTTCAAAGACCCTACATCTTTAGCCAAAAGATACCTAACAGGTTGGGGTGGGGAGTGTGCCGTGGAACAACACATAGGTAAGTCCTTTGTAGACTTCTCGATAGGTGACTCTAATGACTACTATGTACCCGACTTGAGGTCAGCAGGGTATGAGGTGGGGGTTAAGACGGTGAACATAGGCGATTTTCCTCTGTTAAGGAAACCTACACCTAGCTCATCAAATACACCTCAGATAATCGTCATAAGAGAGTCTAGCCTCGATTTCTACATCTGTGGGTTAGCGACTTATGAAGTAGTAAACGATCCCAACAACTTCTCTCAGTTGTTGGTGCGTAGTACGGGAGTCTTAGAGGTAGGGGTCAAGTCAGCGTTTTATCGCTTTGACCTTCTCTCCCCTCTTTAATAGGGGTTGGTGGGTAGGCTTGCCTGTGCGGGTTTTCGTGCTATCTCTCGTCACACCTTTACATCAAAGCAAGCTCGCTTGGGCTATATGCTAGGAAGTTCTCATCCCATTCTTTACGAGGATCGTCCTCAAAAGGGGGCATCAATGGCCCTGCGTAAGCTGTGATAAGACCTTGTTTACCACCACCTGTTGGGATGATGATAAGGGTAAGGATGTCGGTTGCTCTAATTGGTCGACGGCGACTGATAAGACGCTGTTCTGAACGACCCTCACCACGAGACTTGTAGAAAAACTCCTCATCTCTCATGTTGATACGATCACCCATCTTCTTGCCATGTAAACGAGTCTCGCCTCTGAAGCCTTGTACTCTAAGTTCGGTAGCTCCGTTCGGACCTCCCATATCTTCCCACATCTGAAAAGCCTTAGCGAGAGACTTAGCATCAAACTCTTTAGCGTGAGTTTTAAAGTGAGTTGAAAGAAGCTCAATGTCGTTGCGAGCAAGAAACTCTTCAACTACAGAGTCAACAGACCCTGCTTGACGCTCAAGACGAGCAACTCGTTGCTCAAGATTACGGATTACTTCTGATGCTGTTCTTCTCATAGTGCTATCTCTCGTCACATTGTGTGTAAGAACAATAAATGGCTTTGATAAACAATCTACAAATAAGGGGTTATACTTCCCACCAATCATAGATTGTAAAACCGAACTCCTCACTGATCCAATCAGAGATTCCCTCTTCATCTTCATAGGCTATATCTATGGGTATGAGGACAATCTGAGGTAAACCAGATTGTCCTACTGCCTCATCATAGTCGAGCTTTTCTAGCTCTGTTTGGGAAAAATCCCATTGAACATGAACTTTCATACTTTACACCCAAGAGTCCGATATGGTTCTGATTAATGCTTCACATACGAGATAAGGGTCAGCGTTAGCGTTCGGTCTACGATCTTCAAAGTAGCCACAACCATTCTTATCTGTCTCAATGGGAATGCGAACCGAAGCTGTCCGATCAGACACTCCCGACTTGAACTCATCGTAACGACAAGTCTCATGATGCCCTGTGAGTCTGATCTCATACCCTGCACCATAGCGATCAAGGTGTTCTTGTATCCTGTGCGACATCTTCTCAACCGCTTTGTTGATCTCTTCAATGCCCCCCTCTTGCCTCATCGCTTTGGTAGAAAAGTTGGTGTGCATACCTGCTCCATTCCAATCTCCAGTAACAGGCTTAGGGTCAAGAGTAGCCGAAATGTCGAAGTCCTCACCGACACGATAAAGAAGCCACCTAGAAATCCATAGATAATCACTAGCAGACAGTGCATCTTGCATTGGGCCTCCTAGCTGATACTCCCATTGACCTGGCATTACTTCTGCGTTGATTCCTGTGATTGGTAAGTCAGCTTTCAAGCATACCTCAAGATGCTTCTCGACTAGATTTCTACCCGAAACCTCATCCGAGCCGACACCACAATAATATGGCCCTTGTTCGGCAGGAAACCTACGCTCACTAGGGAATCCAAGAGGTCTTGATCCCTTAAAGAGCGTGTACTCTTGCTCAAAGGCAACCCATTCACCTTGATCCTCAAATGACTTGAGTGCTTCTACGAGCTTTGCTCTTGTGTTTGAGGGGTGTTTTTCTCCATCGACAGTTTCGACTTCACAAAGAACGAGAATGTTATTCCCACCTCTAATGGGATCATCAACAACCTTTACTGGTCTTAGCACACAATCAGAAGATTTGCCTTCTGCTTGCATTGTAGAAGATCCGTCAAAGTTCCAAAGGGGTAGTTGTTCGGGTGAGGAAACAGGGGATGATAGAAACTTGGTCTTAGACCTTACTCTTGCCGTAGGGTTTCCACCATCAATCCAAATATATTCTGCGAGCATGATTGCTATCCTTTCAAATAACCAAAGGGGTATTATAAATGATCTAGTAAAGGTAATCCGTCATAGCGTTTAACCTCTACCCGACTTATCGGCTTTCGCTTTTAAAATCGTATCTTCCACACCCATTTTAATCCCCAAATATGTCGAAAATAGAAATCTGCTCGCCTTTTGTTGATTCTGCTTTGCCAACTTGAGCTTCGGACTCAATCTCAGTACCAATGGGCATCCAATGCCTAATCCGAGCCTCGCATATCTTAGCATATTCTGGATTAAGTTCAATCCCTACAAAGTCATGATGTAATCGGGACATGGCGATACCAGTTGTTCCAGAACCTAAGAATGGATCAACAACCTTTGAGTTTGGGTCTATATCTCTAGCACACCATTCCATGACTTCTATTGGCTTAACAGTGGGGTGTGTGTTTGCTCTACCCTCGTCTTTTGTAGGTAGTCCTACTTCTCTTTCAGATCTTCTTGCTTTCGAGCAGTAATAGAAATCGTTATCCCCATCTGCAACAAAGATAGCGTCTCTTACTTCCAACCCTCTATCTTCCAATGCGATGACCCCATTGTATCCAATGTCCTCTGGTATGAGGATAACATGAGCACCAGGAAGAAGAATACTGCTTATTAGTTTAGCCTCTTCTTCTGTTGGTTCTTCAAGTAGAATAATGCCATGTACTGATGGATTATGTATAGGGAGAATAGAAGCACCCTCTAAAGCCATGAAGCTGTCATAATCAATCTCAGAGGGCTTACCCACTAAGACGATAGGATCTTCAATTGGTGGGGTTATCATTAATTTAAAGTAATCAATCATTTCTTTCATTAGTTATCTTCTTTCTTAAATTGTTTGAAGAACCGAGAAGCCCCCCCAACATCATTTTTAGGAATCAAAGCTCCTCTCCGAAGAGGTGTAATCAGTCCCGAATCCCCTACACGAGCATCCCCATTTCCTTTGCAACTAGGTCTTATACCACTTTGTTGGTCTATCTCTTTGATAGGATCATCTCCGACAAGAATAAAGTTAGCAGGCCACCTTCCTATAGTAGTCTTTCCTTCAAAATCTTTTTTAAATTTAGATTGAAAGACTGTGCTTTTTTGTCTTTTATGGGAGCGGCCATTCTTAGATGTGTCTTGGACTATATCTCCAACCCTAATGGCATCTATGTTGATAGCTCCACAACCATGTTTAAGGGTGTTCTCAGTTACTGTTCCCTCAAGGGGCTTTCTAAGTAATGTGATGATCATTGTTTAACTCCTATACAAACTGGTTCAAATGCTGGTTTAAGAGCCGTACCCCACCCATCCCATTGTTTAGCCTCATCAGACACTAAAGCTCTGATTGGTATCATAGCGTTCTTTTGAACGATACCGACACCACCTCGTGCAATACCCCCATGACCCTGTGAGTCCTCCACAGTGACTCCTGGCTTGTGGCCTATGATTTCTCCCTCAACCCCTATTTTCTTCTCAAACTGTTTGGCGAGGTTATGAGATTTTGGAAAGCCAGAACCATAAGCCCATGCTTCTACCCGAAGTTCTGAGAAACCTATTTCTTCCATCATCGCTATTAAGTGATGGAATGTCCTCGATCCACTGAACGCTTTGAGGACTCCATTCGGTTTTAGGACTCTATGAGTCTCTGTAAGCCAACCCCTATGCCATTCTCTTTGTTGAGATCCATCTCCTATATCATCCCAACCTTTAGACATAAACTTTAGTCCATAAGGGGGATCACAGATGATTGCATCTACAGAGTTATCTTCTAGGTCTTTGAGTCTGTCTGTGCAGTCTCCTATTTTAATCTCTATCATTGGTCATTGTCTTTCTTAAATTGTTTGAAGAACCTAGAAGCTCCACCACTATCTAACTCTTGAACTGGGCAACCCTCCACGCAAGCCCAATCAGATATAGTTTCTTTTAATTCACAACCCTCTTTATGGGTCAGAATAAAGTTAGCTGGCCATCTACCCTTTTCTTTATACATCTGTATATCAGAGCCAACTTGAGCAACATGACCAGACCAACCACTTTCCTTGTAGGAGGCTGTTTGTTGTCTTTGTCTTGCTTCAAAGTTGACATTTTCTTTCTCTTCAAAAGAAACCCTAGTTGCATCTATATTGATAGCTCCACACCCATGTTTAAGGGTGTTCTCAGCTACTGTCCCATCTAGGGGCTTTCTAAGTAATGTGATGATCACTTCTTACTCCTTACTATATAACCCACAGACCCTAAAGTTGTGGCTATTGATATGGATTTGTCTAATAACTCTATTAGTCTACCAACAGGGAAGGGTTCATAGAGTTCTTTCATATCCCATACGCTGGAGTCATTCTCAGCCTTGCCTAAGTTATGACATACGATTTTAAAAGGTGCTTTCAACGCTCTGTCTAGGTAGTCGTTTCCAGTCTTGATGTTATAGAGAGTGGGGATCGCTCCTTTGACATAACCATTTGCCTTTGCGTCCATCATAGAAATCAAGGCTTTCTCGGCAAGAACCCTTCTCCACCTAGCTTCGGCTTCGGTTGCCCCCCCTACCCTTAAACGAACGAGCGTTCCGTTAAGGGCATTAGCTCTTTTGCGTAGTAAATCTTGTGTATGAGGGTGAGGACAAGTCTCTGCTTCTCTAAGTAGTTCATCTACTCGGTCTGCTGTTTTATCTACATGGTCATCATAAGGGTCTGTAATCATTTCTGTGTAGTTAAGGACGGAGTTAATAGCTGAACCATAGAAATCTGGCACAAACTTCTCGTACTTCTGATCAACAACAGTAGCTCCTGTAAACGAGGCAAAGTCATCTAACCATCCTTTACCCCAAATCACTCTAGGGGCATCACAAGCGTACACTTCAAGTGTACCCTTATGATTGTTCATCTTGATTGCTTGTAGGGCTTTCCCCCCGACCATAGGAGCAATGATGACTAGCGGTCTACCCTCGAATGAACCCATGAGTTCCATAGCGTTGAGTACATGGTCTATTTCAAATACAGGACGGCTAAACAAAGCGAACATTGGACCTTTAAGATATGCTTCTTTATCGTGGTGTACCTTTAAAGAAGCATGGAAGGACTCTGTTTCGACTACCTCGCACCCATTACCCTCCCATTTTTCAAGAGAAACATGAGAAGATAAAGACCCTGCGAGGTAAATTGCTTCTGAGATTTTATCTATGGACTCCTCATTAAGCTCACTTTGGAGTCCTATTTCTTTTAGGATCTCTTGGTTGGAGTCATATCTCGGCACAGCATCTACAGCGATATTGACTGCTCTTTTAACCCCCTCTGTACTCTTAGGGTGGACTTCACCGTAATGACGATGAAAAGACCTCAATAGAGAAATAGTAATAAACGCACCGAGTTTACATCCGTCACCAGATTTACACAGTTCTAATAAAGAGGTCTGAATGACTCTTGCTTCTAAAGGGGGGTGGTAAGCATTGATAATGGACTTAGCAGATAGATTATTCCAAATCTTGTTGTTGCGAGAGAGTAGGACTGTTCCCCCATTGCTCGCATGACTCAAAACTAAAAGTGATGATAGTTCGTTTATTGTAGGTATAAATAGAGATAACGACATGAATGAAACTCACAGTAGAAAGGTGAACAATGTCCTCTATAGTTATACAAACAAGAGCTAACGCTTGCTCATATAATAAAAAAGCAAGTGTGTCTGTTGGTTGGGGGGGTCAAATACCTCAACTAGCTATTGAAGCCTACCCTAATTTAGCAAAAGAGGTTGACGATACAGACTTCGCTCTTGCAGTAGAAGCGTTCCAAGAAGACGCATTTGGTGCTGGTTCTAGTGTTGATGGGAAGATGGGTCGTGGAACATGGTCTGCCATGTTAAAGAGGTTTAATCGCATTGAAGATGGTCAAGCATATTGGACGATCAATGATCGCAGAGTAGGTGTAGAAATAGACCCCGATGTTGAGATCGTAAATTTCGACCAAAAAGGGGGGCTTGATCTTCACAGGTTTGGACATTTTTCATCTCGTAGAGGGAAGAAGCCTACCATCATTGTTGTTCATTGGGGTGGCCTTGATCCTCACCATTGCCATAGGATCTTCTCTAGTCCAGACAGGCAAGTTAGTTCACACGCAGGTATTGGTCTGAATAAAGAAGGGCAACCTGCTATTTATCAATACCTCGATCTTAACCACAAGTCATGGCATGGTGGATGGGCGAACTCATACTCAGTTGGTATCGACATCTGTCAGCAACCCTCACTCAAGTGGAAGAACCACTATGTAAAGAAGGGTTATGATGTTCATGAAACAACTAACGATACAGGTCGTGGAGATAAGCGTATCATCTCCTTAGACCCAAATGTCGCTCTCGCTGTTCGTGAAGCTGTTAAGAGTCTCTGTAAGGCACTCGACATCCCTTATCAGTTCCCTTGTGGGTCAGACGGTCAGTCTTATGATGGAGATTTCTATCATGGGGTTGTTGATAAGAGCTATCTCACAGGCGACTTTACAGGAGTCATTGGACACCACCACATCACAGCTAAAAAATGGGATTGTGCTTGTTGGTGGGACACTCTTTTCGGATAAACTATGGTTTTACACTTGGTTTGCGATCTCAACCGAGCCTTAGAAATAAAAG